AAGGTTTATGTGACCGCATTGCGGGACAAGCTCGGCAGTCGCCACTGTTCGTGTGCGCGCCAAGCCCCAGGATTTCCGTCCGCGCTTAGGCCCGAAGATGGTTCTAGACACCCGCTTCGGTGAATTGCGCTTTGCGATGAGCATAAGCTGTCGTCGCCGGCCCCAGGGCCAATAACTCTGGGGAACCCCCGTTTTCAAAATCTGGCGCTAGGGCGGCCGGATAAGGGGCCCTCGTTCTTTCTCCTTCCCCCGGCGAGAACGAGGGCCCCACCAATGTTTGTCATCGAATGCCAAGTCGGCCGCGCGTTTGGTGGTTGGCTGAAGGGCGAGCGCCGTTATCCGACCTTTGAAGACGCCAAGGCAGAAGCCCTTGAGACTTCCCGCGCTGAACGACGTGTCGACGCGACCGAGATCGTCCGCAGGATCGTGAGGCTCTGATGCCCCCATCAGTTTTGCGCGCAGGGGACTGTCTGCGGAAGCTGACGGAGCGTTCACCGAAAGCGATGCGGGATGCACACGACCACAAAGCTCAGCGAGGCCGTTCACGCCGCTCTCCAAGAGGTCGGCGAGTGCAAGCGCATCCTGAACTCCCGCCACCCCGATTTCCCTCTCACCAAGGAAAAGTCCATGGAACTTCTCGCTCGTCTCCAAGCCGTCTCCGGGCTCCTGGCCGGTGTCCCCGAAGCCATCAAAGAGGCTGAAGCCGCGGCGGCTGCGGCGGCCGAGGCCAGCCTTGAATCCGAGGTCGCCAAGATCGAAGCCGCAACCGCTGCGCTTCCCCAGCCTACGCCTCCGGTAGAGCCCGAGGCGCCGGCCGAGGCCGAACCGGTAGAGAAGGATCCGGCGGCCCCCGCAGATCCCCCCGCCACCACCGGCCCTGCGTCCTAACCCTCTCCGATATGAACGACCTCTCCCTGTCGGTCGGCTTCGATCAGGCCGGGAGATGGTTCGTGTTCGGCGCCAACGGAAAGACCCTGGTCAAGGGGCTCAGGTCCAAAGCTCTCGCCCTTGGCTACATCGCCCAGCGCACTGAAGACGCCCGAAAGGCGACCCCACGGCCTAGCGCCGAACACACTCACGAAAACACATCGGAGCGCCTCTAATGGCTACCGTCCCTCAGTTCATCCAGCAGAACGGCCTGAACCTCAATGGTTCTGGGGCTGTTCCCGTCAAAGGCTTCATCATCGAGTCGGTGAACGGAGCCGTCGCGGCTGCGGGAACCACCCAGGCTGCGGCGACGGCGCTATCGGCCCAACTCAGCATTGTCTTGTCAGCGACCGCGGGTTCGGCCACCGGCGTCAATCTCCCCGTCGCCGTGCCCGGCATGGGGGTCACAGTGGTCAACGCCACTCCCGTCACCATCGCAGTCTATCCTGCACTCCTCGACACCTCGGGAACGATCAACGGCGCGTCTTACGTGCTCCTGCCCCCGGGCGACATCGTCGACTTCGAGTGCTCCGCTGCGAAGACTTGGTTCGGTGAATCAGGGGTTGGCGTATCGGGGTCGATCCCCCTCGAGCTCGCAACTGGAACGGTGGCTGCGACCGGAACGACCCAGGCAACCGCCGCGGCTCTGAGCTATCAGCTCAGCAGGATCAGCAGCGCAACTGCCGGCTCAGCCCAAGGGGTCGCCCTTCCTCAGTCCGTCGGCGGCATGCGCTTCGCCGTCGTCAACAACACCGCCGTCCCGATCACCGTCTATGGCGTCAATGCCGGGACCGACACGATCAACGGAATTGCCGGCGCCACGGGCGTGACCCAACCGCCTTATAGCTTTGTGGAGTACATCTCTCCCGTTACTGGCGTCTGGTATGCTCTGAACCTTGGGACCGGCTTCTCAACGTCCTCGAGCATTCCAACAGGCTCCGCGACTGACGCCGTCACCGCGGCCGGCACCACGAACGCTACAGCCTATCAGATCAAGACGGCGCTCACCCGGGTCACGACCAATGCGGGCACTCCCGCCGGCGTCACCCTCCCGCCGACGTTCCCTGGCTATCAGGGCGTCGCCGTCATGAACGCCAGCGCCTCGCCGCTTCTGATCTACGGCGCGGGTTCAGACCAGCTCAACCACACCGGCACCACGGCCGCGACCTACTCGCTCGCCGCAGGATCCGTTGCGCAATTCTTCTGCACGGTCGCGGGCGTCTGGCACGTCTCGGTTAGCGCCTAATAGATCGGATCGCCGTTCAGGCTGAAGCCTCTAGGCTTTCCTTTCGGCTCTTGGGTTGCCTGGGGCGGCTTTTCTTGCGGCTCTGATGCCTTCGTTGCAGTTTTTGCCGTCTTACCCCTCTGAGGCGTCGGAGCGCCGTCAGCGGCCAGCAATTCAAGCGCTTTCTCAACGGTAGCCACTTGAGAAAGCCCCAACCGATCAGACTCGCTTTTGAGGAGTTCCAGACCCTTTGGGGACATGAACAACGCCTTTAGCCCCCATCCTTTTTCGATGAGGGCCTTCCGGTGTTTGGTCTGGCGTTCTGAGTTCGTTGCGGGAGCCATCAGGCGGCAAACTCCTAAAGGGGTTGGTTAGGCTGCGTACCGCGTCAGACCGCAGCCTTGTGCGAACACTTTGAACCCAAGCGCTTCGATGTCTCGAAGGTCGTTCTGGCTCAGGGTCTTCTTGCCCGTGAGGCTGGCGAAGCGCTTGGCGTTCTCGCAAACCGGATAGATCATTTCGTTCCCGTAGACGCTGCGGACTTGGACGATGACTTGCATTGGCTTGCTCCGTTCTGATGTCCCAATATCAGCTATCTAACGGCGCATGTCAACTAGCTAACGAAATAATTTTGGGGCGTTCGAATGGCTCGTTCCGCGCGAAAGAACGCGCCGACAACGGCGACCAAGAAAGCTTCTACGAATAGGTCTGAGGGCAGGCCGTTCAGCGACGCCAACCCGGGAAACCGTTTCGCCCCGGGCAACCCGGGCCGGCCAAAAGGTTCACGGAACAAGCTGGGCGAGAACTTCATCCAGGCCCTTCACGACAACTTCCAAGAGAATGGCCCCGCGACCATCGAGACGGTCCGCGTCGAGCGGCCTCACGAGTATCTGAAGGTCATCGCTTCCCTTCTGCCCAAACAGGTCGAAATCAAAGAGACCGCCTTTGACGACATTAGCGATGACGAACTCGCCGCTCTTATCGCTGCCGCAAGATCGGCTCTCGGCGTTTCTCCGGAAGGCGGAGCTCGAGCGGGAGACGAGGTCCAATCGGAACCGGCTGAAAAGCTACCGGCCGTACACTAAGCAGAGCGAGTTCCACGCCGCGGGGAAAGACCACGACGAACGTCTGTTCATGGCGGGCAATCAGCTTGGCAAGACTTGGGCTGGCGGTTTCGAGTGGGCGATCCATCTGACCGGTCGATATCCCGACTGGTGGGAGGGCAGGGTGTTCGACGAGCCGGTGCGCTTCTGGGCTTCGGGCGTCACTGGCGAAAGCACTCGGGACAATCCTCAACGTGTCCTGGTCGGACCCCCTCAGCAGGAAGAGGCCAGAGGGACGGGTTCTATCCCGTACGACGCTCTCAAGGACTGCACGTCAGCTCGAGGCGTCCCCGACGCTCTGGACAGCATCATCGTGAAGTGGGGCGGTGGGGGCGACGTCCAGCAAGGAGAGTCGGTCTGCTCTTTCAAGTCCTATGAGAAGGGACGTGAGAAGTGGCAAGGCGAGACCCTCCACGGCGTTTGGTACGATGAGGAGCCTCCCCTCGCCATTTACTCCGAGGGAAAGACCAGAACCAACACGCTGACCGGCATCAACATCGTCACCTTTACCCCACTTTTGGGTATGTCGGACGTGGTGATGCTGTTCCTCAATGAGGGTCAGATCAAGGAAATGACGGGGTCGAAGGAATGACCCGCCACGTCACGTTCATGACGATCGACGACGCGGAGCACTACACGCCGAAGCGTCGGGCTGAGATCATCGCCGGCTATCTTCCTCACGAACGAGAGGCCAGGGCCAAGGGCATTCCGATCATGGGATCTGGTCGGGTGTTCCCGATCGAAGAGGCCACGATCACTGTGGCGCCTTTCCCCATTCCGAAACACTGGCCGCAGATCAATGGCCTGGACTTTGGCTGGGATCACCCGTTCGCCGCGACCAATTGCGCTTGGGATCGGGACTCGGACTGCTTCTACGTCTGCAAGGAGTACGCGGCGCGAGAAACCACGCCGATCGTGCACGCAGCTGCAATCAAGGCTTGGGGGACTTGGATCCCCTGCGCCTGGCCCCATGACGGCCTTCAGCACGAGAAGGGTTCAGGGGAGAGCCTCCAACCACAATACGCCGCGCAGGGCCTCGAGATGCTTCCCGAGAAGGCCACATGGCCCGACGGCGGCAACAGCGTCGAAGCTGGCATCATGGACATGCTGGACCGGATGCAGACTGGCCGCTTCAAGGTGTTCTCCACCTGCGGAGGCTGGTTCCAAGAACTTCGGATCTACCACCGCAAGGATGGGGTGATCGTCAAGCTCAAGGACGATCGCATCTCAGCCTCTCGGTACGCGCTCATGATGCTTCGAGAGGCGATCGTCGCGCCTGCCAAAGACAGCTTCAAGATGCCTGATTTTGGCGGTTGGGGGGCGTGAAGTTCTCCGACGCCATTCGCGCTCTCAACGCCGGCAAGCGCCTCAGGCGCGGTCACTGGCCAGTCAACGCCTCGATCTCGCTCCTGTCCCTTCGGGGGCCCGACGGCAAGCTCGGCGCCAACCTTCCGAACGGCAGCCGGGTAGTCTGGATACCCGAGGCCGGGGACACAGAAGCCGACGACTGGGACGAGGCGCCCGAGTTCGACAACCGCGCCTTTGAGCGCCGCAAATACCTGCTTCCTGAGGAGCTCTAATGTTTAACGCTTATCTCAGGCGCGGTGGCTTTGCGGTCACGCCGAGCAACACGACCCAGCTTGGCCCTCCCATTCTCACGGGTCTCTACGTCGCCAGCGGTGGGACCCTCGCCATCGTCACCGAGGACGGCTCAACCCTGAATTTCCCGGTCATCAACGCCGGCCAGTTCATAGACATGCGCATCGCCCAGGTGCTTGCGACCGGGACCACCTGCAGCGGAATCCTTGGGCTCTACTAGTGTCCGTCAAACTGGACGGCGACGCGCCTACTGGCAACGCGGAGATCAGTCTCCTTCAGATCGTCAAGGGAGAGCGTGAGCGGTCGATCGGTTTCGACCTGGACCCCGAGCTATTAGCCGATCGCATCAAGGCCTTGGAGTACTCCAAGGGCAAGATGGTCGACATGCCGGTCCGCAAGGGCAGGTCTCCGGCGATCTCGACCGACTTGGCCGACGCTATCGAGACCATCCTTCCCGAGCTGGTGGACATCTTCGTTGGCGGGGATGACACCGTCTCATTCCAGGCGACCAAGCCCGGCGGCGAAGAGCAGGCTCAGCAAGAGACCGACTTCCTCACATCCGAACTCTTCCGCAAGCGCAACGGCTTCCTCGTCCTCCACGCTTTCATCAAGGACGCGCTGCAGGTCAAAACCGGCATCGTCAAATACGTTTGGACCAAAGCTCCCGAGGTCCCTCCCGAGGACTTCGAGGGAAAGACGTTCGCCGAGCTGCTCCTAGCAGCCCAAGACGGCGACATCGTCAACCTGACGTTCGACGGCAAGCCGATCAAGGACGCGGCGGACATTCCGCCCGAAGCGCAGTCCGAGCCGCTCTTCGCCTTTAGCATCCCCAAGGAGGGTCCTGACGGGCACGTCGAGAGCAACCCAGTCACCCCAGAGGACTTCACCGTCGCTCGGGATACGGTCTGGCTGAAGGACGCGACCTACTGCGCCGAGAGGTCCCGTCCCCGGGCTCAGGAGCTTATCGACCAGGGCCATCCCCGAGACATCATCAATAGCCTTCCTGGCTACGGGATCGACGTCGACGAGCGAATCCGCTTGGCAAGAGACACGGCCGGCGAACACCTCTTCACGACAGGGGAGGCGGGGCCGAACTATGATCTTCGCATCGTCGAGGTTGTCGACCACTATGTCAGGATCCTGAACAAGGCTGGCAAGCTTGAGATCTGGCGCGTCTTCACGGGTGGGGACGAGTCCATCCTGATCCACAAGGAGAAGGTAAACCGCATCCCCTACGCGGTGATGACGCCCTTCATCGTCACGCACCGGTTCTACGGCGAGAGCCTCTACGACAAGCTCGGTGAGATTCAGCGGATCAAGACCAGCCTGCTCCGCATGGCCCTGGACAACGGCTACTTCAGCCTGAACCAGCGCCAAGAAGTCGACATGAGCAAGGTGAATGAGTTCACCCTCTCCGACCTCGTGGACAATCGGCCAGGCCATCCGGTCCGGGTGAAGGCCTCAGGCGCTCTCAACCCGCTCCAGTCCGCGGGAGCGCCGTACGACTATGCTGCGATGCTCGAATACGTCTCCACCATGGCGGAAAGCCGCACCGGCATCGTCCGCAATGCTCAGGGTCTTAATCCGGACACGCTGCACGATACCGCCGGCGGCGCCGCCATGCTCCTGTCAGAGGCCCAAAAGCGTATCCGGTTCATTGCGAGGATCTTCGCTGAGACCGGGATAAAGGACTGGTATCTCGGCGCCCACGCTCTGATGCGCGAGCATGCCACCCAAAAGATCGAGACCCAGATCTCAGGCAAGTGGGTAACGGTGGACCCCACGACCTGGGGCGAACAGAACGACATGGTCGTCGAGATCGGCGTTGGGGCAGGGGGAAGAGGGCAGAAGCTCGCCGCCCTTACGCAGATCATCACCGATCAGAATGAAATCGCCGGACAGCCAGGCGGACAGCAGTACGTCACGCCGGCTAATCGCTACCGGGCCCGGATGGACGCCGCTCGAGCCGCTGGCCTGAAATCCGCGGAACAGTACTACACCGACCCTTCGACGGTTCAGCCGCCACAGCCCTCTCCGCCCCCGGAGCTCCTCAAGCTCCAAGCCGATCAGCAAAGCGATCAGGCCCGAAATCAAGTCGAGCTTCAGAAGGCCTCCATGGCCTCCGACAACGATCAGAGGAAGCTCCTCGCCGACCACACCCGGCAGATGGCCGAGATTCAGTCCAAGCACGAGCTTGAGCGCATGAAGCTCGAGGCCGAGGAAAGGGAGCGAGCGAGACAGCACGAGCTGGCGATCACCAAGCTCCACGTCGACGCCGGCCTAAAGAACAAGGACATCGACACGCGGTCTAAGACGCAGCTCGAGGTGGCGGACATCCGCGCCGAGACTGACAACCGGAAGACCGCCGCTAGCCTGATGGTGCAAGGTTCTCAATCAGAGGACGTGAGCATTCAGGCTGGCGCTGACCGCGATCACCAGCAGAGATCAGAGCAAGCTGATCGCCAGCATCAGCTTGGCGTCGCGGCCCTCGACCACCTTGCGACCCACGATCAGCAAGAGCGGGCGCGGGCCCATGAAGTCCACATGCGGGATACGGCCCCAGAGCCGAGCGTTGAAAAGCCTGAGGGGGATGAGTGACCACGATTGCCTTTAAGGACGGCATCCTTGCGGCAGACTCCAAGATCTGCGCTGGCGGCACCTTCGCCGGTTACGAGACCAAGATCCACAAGGTCAAGGGATGCCTGATCGGAGGGGCGGGTTCGAACGCTGTCTATCTCGCGTTTAGGTCATGGGTCGCTGGCGGCATGAACGGAGCGTGTCCTCTTACAAAGGACATCGGCAACATGTTTCTCGTTCCGCCTAAAGGTCAGCCGATTTGCTGGTGCGATGACGGGCCATTCTTCCTGAAGACCCCGTTTTGGTCCTTTGGCTCTGGGGACGCCATCGCCTTAGGAGCTATGGAGGCGGGCGCCTCTGCAGAGGAAGCCGTAGCCTGCGCCGCGAAATGGGATAGCTGTACCGGCGGACCTATCACGGCGCTCAACCTATGAGCCTCGCCGATGAACGCGCCATCGCTGAAGGCAACCGGGCGAAGGAAATCCTCGACGCCGTCGGCCCGCACTTCGCATCCCTCCGCAACGGCGCAATGGCTCGGTGGAGAGAAAGCTCCTCAGGTCAGACAGACCTCAGAGAAAAGCTCTTCATCACCGTCAACACTATCGATTGCGTCGAGAAAGCTCTCCAAGAGCTTGTCATGAACGCCCACTTTGCCGCTCAGGCCGAAGAGATCTGGAACGAACCCGTCGAGGCGCAGAACGCCTTGGCTAAGCAGGGTCTGACAAGGCCGTAGGAAACCACAATGAACATCGAAGCGACCGCCAAAATCTGCCATGAAGCGAACCGCACCTGGTGCGCCTTCAATGGCGATGACAGCCAAATGGCGTGGGAAGATGCACCCGAGTGGCAACGTTCAAGTGCAATCCAGGGCGTACAGTTTCACCTTGAGAATCCGGAAGCCGGCGACAGCGCCTCGCATGACAGCTGGATGGCGGTGAAAGTTGCCGATGGGTGGAAATATGGCCACGCCAAAGACCCGGTCCTGAAAACCCACCCCTGCATGGTCCCGTTTGACGAGCTTCCCGCCGATCAACAGTTCAAGGATCGTCTCTTTCGGACGATTGTTCACGCCTCAAAATAAATGCTGCGAGTCGGATTCGAACCGACGTCCTGACGGTCGTACGCCATATGGGTTTTAGGCCCATGCGCCGGTGCCCTCCGCTCTATCCAGCTGAGCTACCGCAGCGCCTTCAGATAACAAACTAACGGCCGCCAAGTCCATTCGGCACAGCGGCAAACCCAGGATCATCAACCCAATGGCTGACTATCTCTCCTCAGAGGACGCGGTGTCGCGTCTGATGGACTCCACGCCCATTCCCGTCGAGCCGCACCTTCAGGTCTCCGAAGCGCCAGAGCCGCCCGCTGAGACACCTACTAAGGCCGACGAACCCCAATCAGAGGCCGATCCAGCGGCCGAAACCGATCTCGCAGCCGATGCGCCAAGCGAGATCGGTCCAGCGGGCCCAGCCGAACCGGTGGAAACACCGGCCATCGAGCCCCCGCATTTCTGGAACGCCGAGAAGAAAGCCGAGTTCGCTAAGCTTCCCCCTGAGCTTCAGACCCTTCTGAAGGAACAGGCGGATAATGGCGTAAAGGCCGTCAACCAAAGCCTGGAAAAAGCCGCCGAGACCCGAAAGGCCGCTGAAGAAGCGGTCAAGAAGGCCGACGCGGAATATGCCAGTCTGACAGCTCTCAACCAACGCCTCGGCGAGGTCCTCCCTAAGGCTGAGGAGCAATTCAAGTCCCGCTGGGGTCACCTGACCCCGGCAGACTGGCTGGCGCTCGCTCGGGAGAATCCCGACAGGTACGTCGAAGCCAAAGCGCTGTTCGACACCGAAACCGCAGAACTTCAGCGTCTTCAAGACGCCAAGAAGGACGTGGATGCGGCTGAGACCAAGAAGCGGGATGATGCCCATCAAGCCTATCAGGCAAGCGAGGTAGAGGCCCTAAAGGCCTACGCCCCCGAGCTCGCCGATCCCAAAACCGCGAAAGAGACCAGCGAAAAGCTCGTCAACTACCTCAAGACATCGCTCGGGGTCACCCCCCAAGAGATGCCCGGCATTCCCGCAAAGGCTCTAGCCGCTGCGCTGAAGGCCATGAAGTACGACGAGCTCATGGCGCGAGCCAAGACGCCCTCTCTCCCGCCAGCAAAAACCCCGCCTGCACCTGCGGTTAAGCCCAGGGCCGGCGGCGCACAGACACCCCGCACTGCAGAACAGGCTTCGCTCGCTGCGCTCAAGAAGAGCGGCAAGCCCGAAGACGCGATCGCCCTTCTGCTCTCTCGAAGTTGAAAGGATAGAGCGCCATGACCGCTCCTACAAACACCGTCACCTCCCTGAACAACGTCGGCGCCCGCGAAGACCTCGAAGGTATGATCTACCTTGTGGCCCCGCAGGAAACTCCCATGGTTTCCGCGATCGACAAGACCAAGGCCAAGGCCGTTCGCCATGACTGGCAGACGGAAGGCCTTGCGGCTCCGAACGCCTCAAACGCTCAGCTTGAAGGCGACGACGTCGTGACCTTCGACGCGGCCAACTACTCAGTTCGGGTCGAGAACTACTGCCAGATCTTCCGCAAGACCGTGGTCATTTCCCGGACGGAAGACGTTGTCGCCCTCGCCGGCCGCGACAAGGAAACAGCCCGCCAGACCGTGCTGAAGATGCGCGAGCTGAAGCGGGACATTGAGTTGTCGTTCTGCTCCAACAAGGCGTCCAACGCTGAGTCTGGCTCTACGGCCCGTAACTCCGCAGGAATGCTCGCCTTCATCGCCACCAACTCCTCTTCGGGGACCGGTGGGTCGGCTGGTGGATACTCCGCAGGCATCGTCGCTGCGGCCACCAACGGTACTCAGCGCTCGCTGACCGAGACCCTGTTCAAAGCGGGAATGGCCTCGGTGTTCAATGCCGGCGGCAAGCCCTCGGTGGCGCTCATGGGCGGTACTCTGAAGCAAGAGTTCTCCGCCTTCACCGGCATCGCCGAAATCCGCAAGGACGCTCCTGCGTCTCCGAAGATGGCCACCATCGTCGGCGCCGCAGACATCTACGTGTCGGACTTCGGCACCATCTCGCTGGTTCCGCATCCCTATGCGTTCTCCCGCGACCTGGCCTGTATCGACCCGGACATGTGGGCGGTTGGGGTGCTCGACGGCACCAAGACCACGCCGCTGGCCAAGACCGGTGACAGCAACAAGCTGCTGATGGTCAACGAGTCCTGCTTGGTCGCGAGAAACGAGGCTTCCTCCTTCGCCATCCGAGACCTTCAGTAGCCTCTAGCGTAGGCGGGGAGGGGTTCGCCCCTCCCCGTTTTCAAGCCCCTCGCGGTGAGCGGGCGAAACCACGGAAATCACATGCCAGATGAAACCAAGTCGCCCCCGGCGGCTACCACTAATGTTGCGCCGGCCGCCACAGCAGCTCGGCCAGCGCCTGCGGTGTCAGAGACCGCTGGTCTTGAACCCCTGGAGCCCGGTTACGTCTATGTCCGCATCACCAAGAAGGGCCACGGCGTGGTCCATACGGGCGGGACACCGAAATCAGTGCGCAAAGACACGGGCGCCGAGATCTTCGAAGGCGATGGCATCTTTCCGACCTTCGCCAAGGGCGCCGTCGTCCCCCTTCCGCTGAGCGTCGCCAAGGCTCAGGAAGCCAACTACAACGTCGAGATCCTGGACTAAGTCTATGCCGGCGAATGAAGACTTCCTCTTCACGGACGGGGTTGGCATCAGCCACTACCTCACCGAACAAGCCGGCGAACTCGCGATCCAGTCCTACCAGGACGTGGACCACATCCTTGATCTCAATCAGGCGATGTACACCGAGAACGACGGATATACGGCCTCCAGAGATATGCGGCGGGTGGGCTCAATCCCGATGAGCCTTCTCTACCTCTGGAAGACCGTCGAGGGCTGGGATCCCTTCAATCCCGCCAATCAGGATCGCTTAGCCAAGAAGCTCAACAGCTCCGAGTTCTTGAAGCTGCGGACCGCGCCGGGTCGCCTCTAAGTGACGATCGCCGTCTACACCGATCTTCAGGCGGCGATCGCGGCTTACCTCACGCGGGCGGATCTGACCGCTCAAATTCCAGGCTATTTCATCTCCCTCGCCGAAGCGACCCTCAATAGGGTTTTGCGATCGACGCGGATGACGAACATGGAAAGCCTAAGCCTTGCGGCCGGGGCTTCCAGCGTCGCGCTTTCCTCCGATTTCATTGACGCAATCGACGTCCAGGGGCCGAACGCTCCCTTGGACAAGGTCTCGATGGACAAGCTCCGGTCTCTCCGGCGCTATCGGATGAGCCTGCCGGGAGACCCGCTCTATTACGCCATCCTGGGCCGAACCCTGGAGTTTGCACCGCCGCTTCTAACGGGGCAGGCGCTGGAACTCACCTACTACCAACAGATCCCGGCCCTCTCAACCGCCAACACCACGAACTGGCTCCTGACGGACGCGCCGGACATCTATCTCTACACCTCCTTGCTCCACGCCGCGCCGTTCCTGCAGGACGCCGACAGGCAAGAGGTGATGGGGACCATGGTGGCGCAGGTCGTCGCTGCGGCCGTCGCTGAAAACAAGCAAGTTACCCTGACCGAAAGTGGCGGCGGGGTTGGCCTCGCCTTCGTGCCGGGAACGCCCGCGCAATGATGTACGCAGACCTCGTCGCCGCCATCCTGGCCTTTCGGGACGACCCGGAAATCACCCAATCGGTCAACACGTTCATTGCCCTCGCCGAGAGCCAGATGAACCGCAAGCTGGCCTGCCGCGAGATGTGGGGCGTGACCCATATCCAGCCCTTCACTGAACGCTACTCGCTGCCCCGCGACTTTCAGGCCGTGCAAAGCCTTAAGTGTTATGGCGCGACCGGCCATGGGAAGCTGACCTACGTCTCTCCCGAGCAGATGGACGACATGGTCGGTGACTATGGTCCGCCGAGACACTACAGCATCATCGGACAGGATCTCGTCCTTCCATATGTTCCTGCCCCTACAGTCACCCCGCCGACCGGCCCCCCTCCCATCTACGGCATGCGGATGCGCTATCGCCGGCGGCTTTCGCCTCTTGGGCCCACGTGCCTGTCGAACTGGTGCCTTGAGAAGAACCCGGACGCTTATCTCTACGGGTGCCTGACGCACTCCTGCCAGTTCAAAGCGGACGATCGGGCTGAGGCCTGGGGAAATGGCTTTGCGCAGGCATTGACCGACATCGAGGACATGGACCGGCGGGTCATCGCCGACACCATCGAGATGCGCTCCGACACCGTTCCAAGCCACGGGGACCATTGGGACCGGGCTCGGGACTATCCTTGAGTTAGGACGCCATGTCTGATCCCGTAACGACCAATTATAGTTGGTCCAAACCGATCGTTGGGGCGGATAACTCCACTTGGGGCGCCACTCTCAACGCCGATCTCGACTCGATCGATACTGACCTTTTTACCGTAGCAGGGCAGGCCGCCGCCGCCGTCTCCGCCGCCGCGGCCGCGCTTCCGGCCACTAATGGGTCCGCAACGGGTCTGAACGTCACGCCTTCCGGAACCCCAGCGACCAACGCCGCGGGATATCTTGGGACGCCGATCAACGCCGAGAACGGGAATTACACCTTCGTCATCGGCGACGCCGGCCAGACGGTCCTGCACAACTCCGCTGCTAGTCACACCTACACGATTCCGCCTGCGTCTTCCGTCGCCTTTCCCCTTGGCACCGTCATCGGCGTCGCCAACTACAACGCGGGCGGCACTCTCACCATCACGCCCGGCGCAGGCGTGACTCTGGTGGCCGTAGGGGGCGCGGGCGGAAGCCGCACCCTATCCGCTACCGTGGCCATGGCTTCCTTGCTCAACATCGGCACGAACACCTGGCTCATCTCGGGCGCCGGGGTGTCGTGACCGGGGTCCTGATTGGCCGGTTCGCTGCTGGGGGCGCGATAACTGGCGGGGGAGGGGGCGGATCGCTTTCCGCAAGCCCAACGTCCGTTTCGGCGGCCGCGTCTGGCTTGGGGCACACCTTCACAGGGGCAGTCACCGCGAGCGGAGGAACTTCGGGCTACTCGTGGGCGATAACCGACGTCTCCCAAGGGTCCTGGTCGATCCCGTCGGGGCAGGCCTCGGCCACTCCCACCTTTCAAGTCGCTGACGTCGGGCCCGGCGATACGGCGTCTATGACCGCTGTCTGCACGTCAGGGTCTAATTCTGTCTCGGTCCCGTTCACGTACAACAACATCAGCGGCGGCGGCCTTCCCTGATGGCCCAGCCTCCAGACTTGGTCCCGCTCGCTCTTCCTCCAGGCATGAAGAATGTCGGAACAGGGTATTCGTCCAAGAACCGCTTCTTTACCGGCAACCTCGTCCGGTGGAGAGGGGGCGTCCTAGAGCCCATAGGGGGATGGAGCGCCCGTGGCACGACGGCCCTGACAGGGGTTGGACGAGCCATCGAGGTGTGGCGGGACAACGGCAACAATATCTGGATCGCCGTCGGCACCGAGCAGGGCTTGTTCATTCAGAGCTTCAGCGGTGCGCTCTACAACATTACCCCAACCGGCTTTTCAGGGGGCTACGCCAACGCCGGCTTCCTCGGCGGCTACGGGTCTGGCGAATACGGGACAGGATACGGATACGGGACGTCACCTCCGTCCGACGGCACCCAGCAAGACGCCACGATGTGGAGCTTCGACACGTTCGGGCCCTATCTCGTGGGGGTCTCGTCGTCAGACGGCAAGATCTACGAGTGGCAGCTCGCGACAGGGACGCCAGCGGCTCAAATCACCAATTCGCCGACGTGCACGGCCTTAATCGTCACCGCAGACCACATCATTATGGCTTTGGCCGCCAATGGAGACCCCAGACAGGTCACCTGGTGCGATCAGTCCAACAACACCCTTTGGACGGCGTCCAACACCAATACGGCTGGTTCGAATGAGCTAAGCACCAACGGCCGTCTCATGTGCGGGAAGAACATCAGCGGTGGAACGCTGCTCTTCACCGACGTCGATCTTTGGCTCGCGACCAACATCCAAAACGAAGAGATCTACGGCTTCACCAAGGTCGGTGATGGCTGCGGGATCATCTCCAGAGGCGCCGCGGCCGCTCTTGGCTCGCAAGCCATGTGGATGGGCGAGAACCAGTTCTATTTGTACAATGGAGCTGTGACAGAAGCCGTCCCGTGCGAGGTCGGCGACTTCGTGTTCAACAACATAAACCTTGTCCAAAAGAGCAAGATCGTCTGCCTCTCAAACAGCCTCTTCAACGAGGTTACATGGTTCTACCAGTCGCTGGGGGGAGCCGAGATCGACAGCTACGTCACCTATAACTATCAGGACGAGAACTGGTCGACGGGCAACCTGGTCCGCCTGTCGGGGATCGACCGCGGCGCTCTCAGCAACCCGCTGATGGTTGGCGCCGACGGTCTGATCTACCAGCACGAGCTTGGGCTGAACTGGTCCGGCCTCGTTCCCTTCGCCACCTCCGGTACGCTTGAAATCGGCAACGGGGACGACGTCGCAACGGTCTTGGGCCTCATTCCAGACGAGAAGACCCTGGGGAACGTCCAGGCCAGCTTCGTCGGGAAGCTCTATCCCAACGACCCCGACCCGATCTCGTATGGGCCCTACAGCCCAGCCGCCAAGACAGATTTCATGTTCTCCGCTCGGGAGATCTCGGTGACGTACCAGGCTACGGGCCCAGTCGCCTTTCGCGTCGGGACCCCTCGGCTTCTCGTGAAGGCGAGCGGCAAAAGATGAGTCTCAACCTTCCGAAGGCGCCTGCATCATACGACGTGGGGAACGAAGGCAATCTCCGTTCTGCCCTGATGACCGAGGATCGCAACAACCGGAAGAAGGGTCAGCACGTGGACCTCAAAGGGGCGAACCTTTACCTCTACGCCCCGAACGGCACGCGCTACATCGTGGCCGTGAGCAATGCCGGCGCCATCACAGTGACGCCAGGGTGATCGACCGTGATCGGTTCGAGGCCGAGTGGGCTCGGTGCTCTCCCTGGATCGAAGCGGCTCTCGAACACTGCCACGGTACGCACCTCATAGAGGACGTCCGAGACTTGGTTGCGACAAGCCCCGTGCACGCGTTGTGGGCAGGCCAGAAATCCGCCTTGGTCTCTCAGCTGATCTACCATCCACGGGTCATCCAGCTTCACCTATGGCTTTGCGGCGGAAATCTACGCGAGCTTCTCGACATGCTCCCCACCATTGAGGGCTACGGTCTCCTCAATGGCGCGACGCTCTTCTCCACCGGGGGAAGGCAAAAGAACGGCCGAAGCGGTTGGGCTAGGATACTCAAGTCGAGGGGTTACGCCCCGGCTTGGGAGATCTGTTTGAAAGATCTCACGACATGAGTTTCGGAAAATCCAGCTCTAACAGCCAACAGCAAAGCCAGAGCACTTCGAACTCGCAGCTGAACCCCCAGGTTTTACAGGCAATCCTTGGCAACTATGCGAGCGCCAAGAGCACCGTTGGGGCCTCGACCTATTCGCCTCTCACGGCTGGTCAGATCCAGACCTATGAAAATCCGTACCAGCAAGATGTTATAAACTCGACGTCGAATGCGCTCCTGAACGCCAATCAGCAGGAAAATGCGCAAACCGGTTTGGCGGCCGGCGCGTCGGGCAACTTCAATTCGAGCCGAACCGGCGTGCAAAACGCGCTCAACGATCAATTGACGAACCAGGCTCTGGCCCAGACCGTGGCGCAGCTCGGAAACCAGAATTTTGCGCAGGCGTCGAACACTGCCGAAACTGAAAATACGGCTCAAAACCAGTTCCCATTGGCTTTGCAGGCGCTCCTCAATCAGACCCTCGGACTCGGAACGTCCGCTCAGCAGAGCTCGTCTCAGAGCACTGGGTCAGGCTCCTCGTCTTCGAACGGGATCAACTTCGGCATATCGTTCCCGAAATAAGAGGAGGATCAGACAATGGCTGTCACCTCCCTTGACGGATGGTCCGGACCGCAGCTCGCCGGCGGCCTTTTAGGCTCTCCCACGCCTAGCACCGGCTCGCCCTTGCTTGACTCGGTGATCAACGGGGCGGGTGCTCCGGACCCTTCACAGGGGACGTTGAGCCAAGCTCCTCAGGCGCCGCAATCTGCGCCGGCCCCTCAGACAGCCCCTGACCCGAACCAAGCCGCGCCGGCCGCGCCGCAACCCACGTCTCAATACGGGCTTGATCCATCGATCCCCGCGCCGCTTCGGCCGTTCGACCAAGGCCGCAACAAGATCGGCGATATCTTGGATGCCGTCCTATTGGGCGGGGCAGTTCGCCATCTCTCGCAATCGAACTACGAGAGCGAGCTCCAGGCCCGTCAAAACCAGATCGGCTATCTACAGTATCAGCGCGCCGTCGATTACATCAAGCAGAACGTCCAAGACCCGCAAGCTCAGGCGGCGGCGCTCGCCGACCCGATGACTTTTGTCAAGAACGTCGAAGCTCGGTATGAGCCTCGCGTGTTGAAGGCGCAGGAGACTGCGTCCTACGGTCCGGGTCAGGGCGGTACGACAGCGGGTTTCTTCGACGAGAAATCCGGCAAGTGGGTCCTGCCAACGCCACAGGGACTGACGTCTAGCGGCACAGTAGGCGGCGACATCACCACGACCCCGAGCGGCGTCCAGGTCTCTAGCCGGTTTCCCGGTGCTGTCGGCGCTGTTCCGACGATCCAGACGGCCAAGCCCGGAGATACCATTTCTCCGATGGCGCCGGTCGCACTGGCTGGGGCCCCTTACGCCGCGCCCGGTGCTGCACCAGCGGCTTCGGGTGGTGCTCCGGCCCCACTTCCCACCGGTCGCGCTCCCGCCTCTGCGGTGGGCGCAGCGATTCGTTCAAGGGCCTCTGCCGCCGGCCTCGGAGCCGACGACCAGAACAACCTCCTTGCGATCGGACAGCTCGAGAGCGGCCTCAACACCCGACCGAAGGCGAACGGCTCGAGCCAAGGGCTCTTCCAGTTTCACCCGGAGACGTTTAACGGCGTCGCCCCGGGTAAGGACATCACCAACCCGACGGACCAGACCGACGCCGCTATCGCCCTCTACAAGCAGAACAAGGCCGGTCTCGCCGCTGCTAACCTACCGGTGAACCCAACCACGCTCTACCTGGCTCACCAGCAAGGCCTGGACGCCACCAGGGCGCTTCTTGGGGCAGATCCTCAGGCAAAGGCCGTGGACACGATCGCACCGGGCTACATCGCCAAATACGGCAAGATCCGCGGCCAGTCTCTCGCGCGCCAAGCGATTGCTGGAAACGGTGGTGATCCCAATGGCACCGTTGGCGACTTCCTTGGAGGTTGGGGCTCAAGGGTTCAGGCGAAGCTGGCGCAGACGCCGAACATTGGGACGCCTGATGGCGGTCCTGCGCCGGCCGCTGCTCAAAGCGGTGGCCTCCCGACCTCGCTCAGCGGCAAGCAGCCGAGAGTTCTAAGCGCCGCGGAGGCTCAGAAGCTCGGTTACGCCCCGGGCACGGTCGTAGAGCAACAACCTGATGGCACGCTGAAGACCAACCAAGCCCCGCAGTGGGGTGCTGAGCAGGCGCTAAGCCTTCGCGGCAAGGTCCAGGACTCCGAAGACTATAAACAGGCCAATGCGGCCATAACGGCCTATCACGCGATGATCGGCAACGCGGAGAAAATGACGGGACCCAGCGCTTATTCGATGCTGGACACGTTCGCTCGAGCGATCAATCCAAGAGCTGTCGTGCGGCCCACCGTGATCGAAACGATTGAGAAGAGCCTCGGTCTTCCAGCTCAGCTGGTCGGTAGCCTCGACAGCAAGTTCGGTAAGGGCAACCTTCCCCCTCAGGTCCGCCAACAAATCATCGATGCCGTGGTGCCCTTCGCCCAGTCGCATTGGGACCAAGCCAAGAAGCTGAACGACGCCAATACCGAGATTGCCATGCGTCACAATTTGAACCCGGCCGATGCAACGGCTCCGTTGGAGGGACGGCCCATGCGCCACATCATCGGAGACGTCCCCCCAGCGCCTCAACGCCAAGTCGGCTCAACCTACTCGACGCCTAAGGGCGTTTTGCAATGGACGGGGA